AAACTAGCGTGGGAAACTGATCAAGCGAGCGCAGAAGAGCAGACGACAGAATTCACACAGTGGGAGGATAGGGATGCAAGGGAGGTCGCTAGTGTTTCTGGTATATTTGGCGTTCTTGCCGCATTACTCTTACTCTAATCCGATTATTTATGGATCAACAGGGAACGCGGCACAGAATGGACTGAATTGGGCAATGGCTCAAGTTCTCCCGAATGCGTCCGGTCTTTCAGTCAACGGTGTCATCTATCAGTACACCGTCATCAAAAATACAGAAGACGACATGATCGTCTATGTGCAAAACGAAAACGCTCAAGGTGACGGTTACATCTTCAGAGAATCTGATGATTGGTCAGGCTTGCCTAGCGAAACGATCAACAAGCTGGTGTCGGTGAATAATATACCTATAGGGTCTTGGGGTGATGGGTCAATTGTTATAGAAGGCGAGGGGTCGGTGGAAAATCCGAACGTCGTCTATACCTACAAGATTGACCCTTGCTACAACCCGCAAGCAGACCCGTCATGTCCAAACTATATTCCCCCCATGAATCCACCCGAGCCGGAAATCATAGATATTTATGACGCACTAAATGACCAAGCCGTCGTTCAAGCCACAGAAGAGACCGATCCGGAGCTTTACGACAGAGACAATAAAAGACAAAGGACCATAGAGGAAAGCGCGGAGAGCGGCTTACAGGACGCCCTAGCCGCAACTGAGAACGCTTTGACGCTTGCAATGACACAAACACAAGAAGCAATTATTCGTAGCATGAGTAGGGTAGAGCTGTTGAACCCATATTATCGCGCACAAATTGCAGGTGGAGTTTATCGCGATAGGTTACAGCTACCGCAAACCGATATACCAGATAATAAAGCGGGGTTGAGGAACAATCTCGCGCAGCAAGTCCTTCACGAAAAAATGGTTAAAAGCCAGTATCAAGATTGAGGAGATACAGATGAAAGCGAGGTACATCGCCAGCGTTATTGCAATTTCATGCTCGGGCGCGGTCGCAGAAGAGACCATAATTATGGGGAACGTCGAATCTAAGTGTGTAATTAACACAGACTCATCAGGTGTTTACGGCAACCCCGTCGCAGGGAAGTTAAGCACCTCAACAGAGGACGGGGGAGTTGAGCCGATCATACGCTACGACGTGGCACTAGGGGGGTCATATACTGCGCGCATCACAGCGCCAAACACCTTTTCATCATCTCCTACCCTTACTGATACCGTTTTCTGGCAGGGATCTAGCGCAGTTGAAGAAGTGTCAGACAGTGACATGGCGGATTATGAAACTAACGCTGTGACGTATGAATACACCACAGAATACGATCTGCACACAGCAGGCACAACGTGGTTTTCAGTAAGCAGTATTGCAGAATATGGTTACGGCAAAGCTTATCCGGCGGGTGAGTACCGTTCTATCGTAACAGCAGAGTGCATTGCTAACTGATGAGATTTGCTGCTTTATTACTGGCCTTTTTGTCGGCGCACAAAGTAGCTGCGCATGAAATGCTTCCGGCAAACCCAGTCATGCGCTTGTCTTATGTTGATGGCGTCCTACAGACACAAATGCAGTTGTTCAACAAAAGGCAAGATGTTGAGTTCTATGAAGTAGGAGTTTTTGACGAAGACTGGAATCCAGTGTCTTTTGTGACAGGGTATAGGATCATCCGCTTGCAGTATCTCGAACAGGTTAAGTTTGACGTTTATATTTTAAAGCGAGACGCTGACAAAGCGGAATACATTTGTTCTCGCTCCAAACTGCGTGGAGAAAGCTCACAACGAGCGATAGTGGCGTCAAGGATTTGTTCGCGCATCGTGGAGGCAAGCGAATGAAGAGGTCGGCCTTGCTTTTCATAATATTGTTTTTATTTGGATTCTTTGTCGGGCTGTGCCCCCCAGCACGATCTCAAAATAGCTCATTAAATTTGCAATTGCCGAGCGGCCCTACCAGCTTCCAATCTGACAAGATTCGCAAGGGCGACATGGACTGCCAGAACGCGGTTGGTGGCGGCATGAATATGGAGTTCGGTGTGACTGGCATCATTAATAACGCGACCGGCCCTTTTGACAACTTCAACCCCGCCTTGCCAGAACGCAAAGATATCGGTGTATATGCTCGAATAGTGATCCCGCTGGATGGCCCGAAAGAGCGTATAAATTGCAACACCCTCTACCAACTCTTATTAGAAAGAGAAAGGCTGGAGGTGCAGAGGCTCAAAGCTGAGCTTCAAAACCTCAAAAATCTGCAAACAGCGGAATCTAAGTTTGAAAACTAATGGCGGAAATTGAAGACATTGACGATCACTTAAAAGCGGCCACCTCGCATATCAGAGGTATGTCATGGGGTGCGCGGATTGCCGCAGTTATGGGACTAAGTAGCATCCTTGGCACTTTGTACGCAGGGTTCCTCATGTATCAAAAAATTGAAGAAATAGCTGGATTGGATCTTGGTGCGTACCAGCAACAGATGGAAGTTATGGATACCAAGGTTACAGAAGCGGTGGAGTATTCGCGCGATATTAAAAATGGTTTGCGCGATGACATTTTACGCATAGAACAACAGGGCGACAGGGTGGAAACGCTGGTCCGCACTAATACAAGAGAACTGCGCGACGCAATGGATGAAGTAGAAGCGACGACACGCGAAATGATAGATGCAGCTGATCAGCGATTTGAAGACAGACGCGAGCAATTGCGCACGTCACAGGACCAAGATATTAAGGAGCTAGAGGAAAGGCTGGAGGCTCTCGTTCAGCGAGCATTGGACAACCCGCTGGCAGATCAATAAGGTTCCACGTAGAACAAGGAGGATCTATGAATTTTGACAAAGTGAAAGGGATAGTGGGTTCATTGGCACCGACCTTAGGTGCCGCTCTAGGTGGGCCTGTCGGTGGCGCGGCGGCATCCATGCTTGCGGACGTTTTAGGTTGTGATCCTGCCCCACAAAAAATTGAGAGGGCTTTGGCGCAGGCTACACCGGAACAGTTAGCTGAAATAAAAAGAGCTGAATTACAGTTTGAAACGAAGATGAAGGAGCTAGAGGTTGACATTTTTGCTCTTGAAACAGCCGATGTTCAAGATGCGCGAAGGAAAAGTAATTGGGTCACGCAAGCTATTGGCTTGATTATGGTTTTGTTTTTCTGTGGTTATGTTTGTTTGATCACCTTGTTACCGCCAGAACAAAATTCAATGGAACTTACGAATTTGGTCATGGGCTATTTGGGAGGTTTGATTTCTGCGGTCATCTCATTTCACTTCGGCTCTTCTCAAAAACAGGATTGATTTATGAGTAAACTCATAGAACAGCTTAAACGCCATGAAGGTGTCAGAACTCACGCATATCAATGCACAGCAAATATGACCACTGTAGGTGTAGGGCGCAACATTGATGAAGATGGCGGACTTGGCTTATCTGTTGATGAGATCGAATTTTTGCTTAAAAACGATATTAAGCGCTGTAAGCAAGAGCTTATTACGTTGCCTTGGTTTCCAGAAATCGACTCCGTGCGTCAAGATGCTCTTATCAACCTCTGCTTTAATTTAGGCATCACTCGCTTATTGGGCTTCAAAAACGCTCTGAATGCGATGTCGGTGGGTGATTATGAAAAAGCGGCAGAAGAATTTTTGGATAGCCGATGGGCTGTTCAAGTGGGGAACAGAGCCTTGGATGTTGCTCACATGATTCGCACGGGAGAGTATCCGGCTTAATGGCACTCAGTAAGCGCCAGTCTAACCGCTTAGCATCGCTTCTAGCGGCGATGGGCGGCGAAGAGGTGCCGCAACCCTACTTAGACGAATGTATTGCTGGTGGGCTTTTAGCGCGCGCCTATAACGGCAGGCTAATGCTGACAGAGCAGGGGCTAGATGAGAAAAACAGGCTTTGCACTCTCGCTGGCCTAAACATTCGATATCTGTCTGAAAGGCAATCCGAAAAAGAAGGAGCGCAGACCGAAGCCTAATACCCTGAAAAGGTCGCTGGAGAGACGACCTAAATCTACCTTTTGATCGCCTTAACAGCGAATGTTATTTCAACGTGCTTCTGCACTAAACCTTTCCAGTGCTTAGGCACTAATTCTAAAGCTGTCCGCCTTTCGGCTTTTGTTTTCATTTCACATATCTCTGCTGCGTAATGGCGAGGCCATTTACTAGGCGAGTTATTCATTTCGTAAGTGCATCCTAATTGCAGATTCAACGCGGAAATTGATTGAGCAGTGACCGTTTTCCATCCGAGCAATCTGTGATTTGTTTGGCTCTCCCTTGGTGTAGTAGCCCAACTTATCCGCGAGTTGCGCCTGCGTCAGTCCGGCTTGATGCCGCATTTTTTTGAGTTCCGTTCCGGTCATTTAGGTCTATCTCCTTTTGACGCTCAAGGTAATGCCTTACCTTTGCATCTTCACAAATTTCGCACACCCAAAGAATCGGATGCCCGCTCAAATCATCCACGGTGTAAATGTCGTGATGATGGCACTGATGACGCACTAAGTCAGTCACGCTTTCGCCCCCAATCCCCAAAAATTTCATCTTCTACACGGTCCCTGTCTCTCGGTTCAAGCATCATTAACACGTCAAACAATGCGATTTGGTTGAGGTCCGCTCCATACTTTTTTGAAAGTTCGTCCAGTAAAGTAACAATACCGTTACCGTTTGTAACAGATTTAGAGTCGGTACTCTTGGTCATACCATTGCCAGATATGTTCGCGGTGTGCCTTCCAGCCCCCTGTTCCATACAAAGTCTCCATCGCTTGATCCGCGCGGTCGTAATCGAAAGAATACACCCGCAAAAATTTAGGGTAATTCACCTTCATATTGTCGAGTGTCAGTGAATCTAAAATAAACTGACCGTCATCCGACAAGGCTTGAGCTAATGATATACGCATACGCACCTACCGTCTCCAAATCCGAATCAGGGATGGCTTACCATTCCGAGTCCTTTGAACCGTTTCAGTTTCAAAGCCGAAGTTATACGACTTCATTTCATCGGTGATCCGGCGAGCCACAGATCGGAGCAGCACTGGGGCGGGGTAGCCAAGCTCTTTCCAGCTATCTTTTGTCACCTCTACGCACTGCCCTGTCTTCATCTTTTTGACAAAGCTAAGATTCAAGGGGATTCTAGGCTTCCCTTGATTGGTCTTTTCAATCCCGCTTAGAATTTTTAACACCATGACAATCTCCCTCCGCTAACAAGTTATCAAAATCAGGCCAATGTCCAGAGCAGACCATTTCAACGTAGTGCGCTTCTTGCGCCAAAGCGTCTTCGTAATCTGCATTACCTACTAAACCCATCAAAAATAAAATTACAAAAGTCGCTGAAACATAGAATATGTTTTGTGCTGTTGCTGTTCTCATTGCAATATCCTTTTATCAAAATAAAGTGTGTTGTCTTGTAGCTTCGTAAATACGCTCACACGCCATATAAAAATACTGCTCTTCTCGTTCTATACCGATAAATGATTTTTTGTTTTCTATACAAGCCACGCCAGTTGTACCACTCCCCATGAAGGGATCGACTACCAAGTCAACGTCAGAAGGTAGCTGGTTCAAACAAAAGCTCATAACACCAACGGGCTTCTGTGTTGGGTGCGTCCTAGGGATATGCTTTTCCATCCTAATCATTCCGTTCCACAAGTAATCAATCTTGCGTACAGACTTGTTGAGGTTAGTCCATGCCAGCTCACAGTCAGCGAAATCGCCGCTGTTTAACTTATTCCATACTAGCCAGCACTTCGTCGGCGGCAGGGGATAGTAGTTTCCGCCAAAAATCACTTGATATTGAGCCAGAGATCGCGCAAGGGCAATAGCCTCGCCTGCTATCTCGTCATCCCAGCCTAGGTTATCGTGAACGGCTGGAATGCCTTTACGCCTAGGACGCTTATCACCTCGCGTCTCCGATATGCCATATGGGGGATCAGTAACTAGGGCATCAAAATGGCCTATGGTTGGCAATATATCTACACAGTCGCCTAGATATAGAGTGGCGCTATCGATGATTTCTTTCATGTCTTAGCTCCCTGACGCCATCAATTTTAAAAAAATCAAAAGACTGTAACATCGGCTACCACAAATCATTGATATCGAACTCAGTGACTCCCTCGACATTAAAAGGTCGATAGATTCCCGCCTCCACACATGCCAACCCTACCGCTAACGCTTGCTCGTTTTGAGCATCACCATACGCAATCGCTTCTTCTGACAACGTATAGACCGCGAAGGGGTAGGGGTGTGTTTTCTCCTGCGCTAAGAAGTAGAACCGCTCCGTGGGCAACCCCACCGCCCTGCAACCTGCCAAGTAAAATGCCGCTTGTTGGTGGTATCGGAAGGTGTTGATCGCGCCACGGAAGCCACGGGGTGAGGCGTCCCGGCAGGTTTTGAGATCCCAGATGTCGGACCCGGTGTGCCAGTCAAGCTTCCCCTTACACTGTTGATTGTTCCACATGAAACAAATCGTCAGCTCTACATGGTGATCAGACTGGGGGATATGGTCGCGCACAACCTCTCGTCGCTCCATGCACAAATCGTACAGGTCTTGCTTGACGGGTGTGCGATTACCCACAGTCTCAAGCCACTCAGCGTACTCTGCCTTACCAGCCTTGGTGCGCCGATCGACGACTGGCTCAATGGCGTACTCATCGAAAAACTTGTGATGCTCCAAGAACACGGAATGCTGCACACGGCCCTCGAGAAGCGCAGGGGTCTCTTTCAACACGCCGTGCTTCCAAGTGTAAGGACACTTAGCAATCGATGTCAGGTCATGACTACGCCACGCAGGGATCGATTCATAGGTGGGGTAGTCCAGGTTCTCGTAAATGCCCGGTTTGAAGTCCATCATTTTTTCTTCTTTTTACGTGGGTCATCACCCATGCTGAAACGCAAGTACCAGATGCTCTTTGCCTTGTCTTGATTGGCATCGCCCTTTTTGCCCGCGCGCCA